AGAACAGCTTTGCATCTCCTGCCGGTCGGACGATGCGAAGTTAAATTAAAGATTCGGCTAAACATGTAGTACCAAGAATGGATAGTTTTCGGACGCGGGTTCAAATCCCGCCGCCTCCACCAGATACTATAAAAAGCGCTTAAAGATGATGAACTCTATGTACCAAGTTCCCCATTCTTAGGCGCTTTTTCTTTAAGATCGTTAAAGTTGATTAACTTTACTTAAACCCTTTTTAGTAGTAGTTTTAGTAGTAACTCCAAACTTTACTCCATTCTTACTACTATAAGTTGAAAATATGGCTAGAATAATTACTCCATTGACCCTCAAAGAGATCAGAGATGCCAAGCCTCAAGAGAAAATGTATCGCCTCTATGATGGTGGTGGATTGCAAATATGCATCTATAAAACAGGCAAAAAAACATGGCGTCTTGATTACACTGATTTCAATAAAAAAAGAAAGACTCATACCATTGGTGACTTTCCTGAAATATCTCTCGCAGAAGCTAGAAGATTAAGGGAAGAACTAAGACCCAGTCTTGAAAGCGGAGAGCACCTATTAAGCTCAAAGAACTCTTTTATGAGTGTATTTGATGATTGGTACTCTCGTTGGTCATTAACTGTATCAAAACGACATTCAGAAAGGGCATACAACTCTATTCATAGTGATTGCGGCAAAGTTATTGGCAATATGGATATTAATGACATTGAACCTCGCCATATTGTATTAGCTCTACAGAAAATAGAAGAACGTGATGCTATTGAGCAATTACTCAAAACAAAGTCTGTTTTAAAGATGTGTTTTGATTTTGCTGTTGCTAGAGGCCTTTGCACTATCAATCCCGTCGCATCAGTAACGAATAAAGCCTTTCGATCACACACCCCACAGAACCATAGGTCTCCTAAAAAAACCGAGATCTATAAGTTCATGGATGTTTTCAATAATGATCGCTTTAGTATGTCTGTTAGATTATGCACAGAGTTCATTCTTAGAAATATTACGCGCCCAAGTGAATCAGTTGAAGCTCAATGGGATGAATATCATTCCGAGAGCAAGATGTTCATTATCTCAGCTGAACGCATGAAGATGAAGAGAGATCATATAATCCCTCTTTCTACTCAATCGATCAAAATACTAGAAGAAATGGCAAAGCTAAGCGCCGGCAATAAGCACATCTTTACCAACCAGAGTTTCACTTCTCATATTTCAAGCGTGTACCCTCTTCGTATTATTCAAAGATCAGGCATTAACTCAACAACGCACGGCTTAAGACACCTAGCTTCAACGATTTTGAATGAAACAGGAATGTTTAGACCTGATATCATAGAAGCCGCATTATCACACCAAGATAAAAATTCTATACGCGCCGTATACAATCAAGCTCAATACATTGAAGAGCGCCGCGATATGATGCAGTGGTGGTCTGATTTCATCGACAAATGCGACACTAAAGAGAATAATGAAAGAGCCTTGAAAGAGGCGGGAATTTCGTTGATATAAGGAAAGTATGACTATACGTAATAAAAAATATTTTTTTAAGAGTTCTTCCATAAGCTCAGAAATGCTAACGTCTGTAATAAACTTTATCTATGAACCTTTCAATGACTTAAACCCCGAAATTCACAATGATATTGATTTAAAGAGCATCGCTTTTAGGTCTGCCTCTATCCATACAGAAACAGCGCTTCATCTGGTGATCTCTGAAATAATCTACACTGAGCTGTATTTATATTTATATGACGATTTCGAGCCGGCTTACTGCGATAGTGAGTTTTTTGAGGTTATATTAAAAGTTATTCTCCAGTCTGGAGTTTCCATTGAAAGTATACCGAGCTTCTTTACCGCAGAGCCAACACTGGACAGGCTTAAAGAGAAAGGCAGCGCTGATAATATTCATTTTTATTTATATTGTCTATCCTTGTTGAGGGATCAGGTATTTGCATACCTATGGAATAGGATAGATTTCTTGCATGAATTTAACCTCAAATTGGCAAAATCACTAAACCAAATTCCTCTAAATGATCGCATTGGGAGTAAATATTTTACCAATAAAGGAACCGTTAAAAGAGCTTATTTTCCAAAGTGGTTAGTAGATGTCATAGAGTTAAGAGAAAATGGGCTTTGTTATAGATGCAAAAGAGTCGTTACTCATCCGCATCTTGAAAATAAAGAACCACACTTAGATCATCTTATCCCTCTCGCGTTAGGAGGAACCAACGACCCAACCAATCTAGCTCTTTCTTGCTCTTCGTGCAACTTAGAAAAGAGCTCCAAAATAAAAGAAATTCCAGATGACTATGCGTGGCCTGAAATTAAGCCAATGACACCTTATACATAAGTTATCAACGAGCTGACTCATCGAGGACATCATGCTCTGTAAGCAACTCTTCATCTTGATGCTCTTCCGGCTCTTCATGAAACCTCAAATCAATCCATCTCTCATGCTCTTTGATGTCTCTTGCTTGAGATAGTATTTTTACGATCTTATCTACTGTTCTGGTATTGCCATCAATATCAGTGATTTCAGCTTTTTCAACTGTATCGTATTCGTCATGTACTCTAACAATGCAGCCATCTTCTAGCTTTTCTACCACTATTCTGAAATATGGTTGACCATCACTGCCTCTTGGCTTTTCATATGTCCAGCCTTCTTGTGCTAATCCGAGCGTATTGCTGATCTTGTATTGCCCTACTCCTAGCTTTTCAAAAATAGGCTCATTATCTCCGAACCCACTATGTTCAATGCGGTCGTTGAATAGTTTTATGATGGGGCTTGCTGCTTTGATGAAGCCGTTGCTGTCTACTGTTGTGTTGTACGTACTATATAATTTAGCGCTAGTCCAGCCACCACCATCGCCAGGCGTAAATTGTCTTATCACAATTTCAGGTCTTCTATACCCCCTTACAATCTGCCACTTATTGCGCAAATTTGAACTATAAATCCCCTGAGTTTCGACATACATAAATGAATCGTAAAACAAAGATCGCACATCAATAGGTATATTCGCTGCAACATTAGCTAAAAGCCCGTTATCTCCAGCCGACCAACTATCAATATTCGACGTGTTATTTGAAGTGTGGTACGCCCCTGCATCTCTTAAGTTGTTTCGCTTCACTGATGACTGCATCACAAACTTCCCCGTACCATCTTGCTGCGTTTCATCGCGAAACTGATCTAAGATCACTTGCATTGCATCAAGCTGACCTTGGATGTGCTTGATGATCGGATTATCTTCCGGTTTATTTGCATCTACTGCTGTATCAATCCATTCTTGAAATGCGCTTGTTGGTGAGTTTGTAGCAACAACAAAAAACTCACCGTCTCGCAAATCAGCTCTAATTCTAAAAACTTCCGGCAATGCTGATAAATACATTGATACTTGATAGCTGCCATTTGCTAGTGTGAAGTCGTATTTACCATCTGCTGCTGTCTTACGAATTATCGGTGCTTTTCCTTTTGCGTAAAACACAATATCGATCGGTTCGCCGATTGGTTTTACGATTTTATTGCCGCTTGCATCTACCGATGGGTTACCAATTGTTCCTGTGAATCTTGCCATTTTCTTATTTCCTTTAAGTTTTCTTTTACTTTTCTTTAGACGATAAAAAAGCCCGCGATTGCGAGCTTATTTATTCATTAATTATTAGAGAGATTTTAACCCAAGCCCCATTTTTAAATATGCGATCCTCACCGTCATTTGGATATAGAGCTTCCGTGTATTGATATTCATCTCGTTTATTTAATTCAACAAGATCACTATCACCGCTCAATGTATGAGTATATTTCCCATCCTTGTCGTAACCGTAAATAATCATTGCTTTCTACCTTTTTGAAATAAATGCTGTAAATGAACCATCATAAACCTGAGTTCCATATTGACTAGCTCCTGAAGAGGCTCCCCTGTCCATTCCCCTTCTTTCAAGAGTAAGAGTGTAAATATTTATGCCATCTGGAGGTGTATCCACAATCATCGGAAGTGCCATATTAGGTGCTTTTATAGCCATCAAAGGGCCCATAGGAGTTGTTCTTCCTGTATTAATCCAATAAAAAACATCTCCAACATTAAAGTCAACTTTCTTAATCTGAATACCATTCCTACGAATCCTAAAAGAGATTCTTCCATTACCCCCGTATCTATCAGTTTCAGATATAACTCCCATAGTCACGTACTGAAGAAGCACTCTACCGCCCATTGTATTTACTACTAATCTTGATATTTCATGCTCTATGTCATACTGCTTATAATCCATCATTGAATCATATACATCTGAAACAGAAGCCGAAATACTTCCATCAAGAATTTGAGCTGTTTCAATAATTGCATCTCTCAAGTAAACGTTTCCGGAAGATGTGTTTGGGGGAATTAAGCTTTTATCTGTAGTTAAAAGAATAGTCCCTTGATCATCTCTAATTGTTGTGCCTTTTTCATCTGCATAAAAGCCACCGTTTGCAATGTTTAATGTGCCGCCATTAATCTCAACCCCGTCAATCTTATATCCCTTAAAAGAATCCGCGACTAACGCTTCAGCACTGATAGTGCCTTTCGCTATAAGATCGCCGTTCAATGCCGCGACAAATTTACCGTTCACGTTTTGAATTGTGAACATATTAACGTCTTGATTACTCGTTGAGATAATGAAAGTATCAGCCGCAACTTTAAATAATCCCTCCTCGCCGTCAGTGCCTAGCATAAATCCAGTCGAGGCACCGTTGGCATTAAGCTTCATTGTCCACATCGAATTGACGTTGCCTTCAACTGTTGCGGTTGTTGATCGCACTTCTTCAATAGATGCTTTATTTGCCCCGGCTTCTGCTTCCAATCTTCTTACTGCTTCGGCTCTTGCTTCTTGCTCTGTAGTTAAAGCCGTATCTAAACCCTCAACTTTTGCAGTATTTTGACCGGTTTGCGCTGTTGTCAGTGCAACTCTTGCTGCCAAACTTTTGTCATTCGTACTTTCGACAAATGATTGTAGTTTTTGCTGCGCTGAAGAGTTTTTGAAACCTGCTTCAAGATTTTGATTCGTCACTGCTTGCGCTTTATCAAGCTCTGAAATAGCACCTGCATTTTGATCGATGCTTGCTTTTGCATCTTTTAAATCTGTTGTTAACTGAGTGTTTGTAAATGCTTGTGACTTCTCGAAAGTTACTCTCGCATCATCAACACGTTTAATTTCTGCTGCATTACTCTCAATTCTTGCGTTTAAACGGGTTTCTACAGTTGTTATTGCAAGCTCATTAGTTGCGACAGCTTGCTGAATCTGTTCGATTCTTGCCGCACTGTTAGCGTATTGAGCGGAAAGCAGAAAATAATTTTGAGCTAAACTTTTGTTATTCGTGCTTTCTACAAGCGACCAAAGTTTTAAATATGATTCAGATTCTTCAATCTTCGTATTTAACTCAGTGTTAGTCTTTGCTTGCGCTTTTTCTAAATCGACAACAGCAGTATCAACACGGCTTATATTTGCTTTATTATCCTCGACACCCGCTTCTAAATTTTTGATTTGTAAAGCTTGCGATGCAAACTCGCTTGTCATTGTTTTATCGAGCGCGGTTATCTTTGAAGAGTTGTTATCTACTGACGTGTAAACAGTATCTAAGCGTTCAGCAAGTGAATCAGTTTTTGTAGTCATCACTGTTTCAACTTGTTCAATCTTTGCGGTGTTTTGACCTGTTTTAGCTTCTAGCAGATACGATCTTGCATAAAGCGCTTTGTCGTTCGTTGCATTGACTAATTCAAGAAGTTTTTGTTGAGCTGCACTATCGCCTTGAGTCTTCTCAATCAGCTTCATGATCTCAGCTTGTTTCTCGAGTTCAGTCTTATTTGCAAACGCATCTTCAAGTGCTTTTTGGGCATCAAGCTGAACTTGGGTTAAATCACCATGAATCCCCTCAAACTCAACATCAATTGCTTCAATATCCTTGACAACTTCATCAACCTTATCAGCAACTGGTTTGATCTTATCGTCAATGTTCTTGTCGAATTGATCTTGTAAGTCTTTGCTGATTTGCTTTTCACTGATCGCGCCATCAAGAATATTAAGCAGATCACCCGGATCTGACTTTGGCTCTCCGAGCATTGATCTCGTAAACTCGCCAGTAGTATCATTTTTATCAACGATTCTAGCCCAGTAATAATACTTTTCACCAACAGACATGCCAGAATCAACGTGTTCATTTTGAGGGTATGGCAACGTCACAAGTAGTCTTGCATCATTGATATTATCTTTCTCAGCTCGCCAAATCTCGGTTGATACATCTGTGCTGACAATTGTCGGTAAAGTCCAACTTACTTTTACAGAAAACAGCTCTGATTTTGTTTGAAGAGCTGTGATTGTATAATTGAGATCAAAGTACTGTTTGAGAACATTTGAGAGTTGACCGCGATTATTCTTCGCCTGAATTTCAGCTACATAAGTACCGCTTGGCAGATTATCAAAACGAAGGACTGGCTCTTTTAGATCCGGGTATGTTTTGTATGGTCTCCCATCGTTATACAGCTTAACTGTATATGTTAAAGATGAGGTATCAGCGTTAATGTTATCCCACGTAATAATGACTTCATCGCCATTATTGCCGACCGTACCGTTTGTAATTTCAGGATATGAAGTCCAAATGCTTGTTGGATTATCTTCAAACTTAATGCCGGCAGCAATTCTATCTTGAAGCCCAACTTCGTGCTCAATCGCTTTAATAGAGAATGTGCCGTCATTTCCTTGTGAAATTCCGAGCGCGCGGTAATATTTCGGCTTTACATCGCTTCTCGATAAGCTCCATGCGCTGAATTTGCGCAGATCTTCTGGGATCTCTTTTAAGCGTAGCTTTTTGCTATCGATCTGCTCAGTGATTTCGAGGTCGATCTTTTTTAGCTTGCCCTCTTCTACCCCTAGATAGCTGAATGTGCCTTTTGTTGCGTTTTCTACTTCCCGATCGAGTGTAACTGTTTTGCCTTCAATCGCCATGACGCGCCCACCGATGTTGGTGCCGGCAAGATGATTATCGGCAATCTGAATAACATCGAACGGACGATGCTTTAAACCTTCTGCGCCGATTCTAAAGCTAATTGTCTGTCTGAGTCGTGATTTCTCTAAGATATAACGACCGAGACGGTGCGCTTGCGATCTGCTAGTGCAGCCTTCCGCCACAACTTTCTGCACGTTCGTGCGATAGCGACATAAGAGATCACGATCTTCGACAACTTCTGTTTTTTGACGATATGCATCGTTCTTATCGATATATTGCACATGCACTGTTGTGATTACGGCACTATTTGAGATTCCTTCATAGCTGAAATTACCGTCAACAACATTCGCATTGGTGTAGAGCGCTACCGGATCTTCATCATTATCGAGCGTGAAAGAGAGATATTTACCGTTCCAGATCGCGTGGCCAAAGAATGCACTGCACATATCTTGGAGGCGATCTCTGAATTTCTTATCGTCTGTATAGTAAGCATTGAATGTTACGCGTGGTTCTTTACCGCCGTAGCCATCGTCAACAAGTTCATCACAAAATTGCGATACACGATAGAGTGCTGCACGATCAACATAGCGAGGATCGATCTTCCCACCGTATCGCTCATTGGTGACAAAGTCATAGATGATCCATGCTGGGTTATCTGTCCAGCCAAGCTTGAACGAGCCATCCCACATGCCGGTATATATTCTGTTAATAGGATCGTAATTGGTGGGAATCTGGACGATACGACCCTTTAGAAGCGTGTTAATACGGGGCAAGCTTGAGCCGAATTGCATCGCATCAAACTTATAGCCGGCCATTGCAAGGAATGGATAAGAGAGCTTTGCATCGATCGTCTCAACAAATGAAGGAAAGATCGTCGCATTTTGAATCTTATCTGTTTTACTGTCCGGCGTAACACGCGCAACACGAATATCGAAAGGCGCTTCGGGAAGATCGTTGAATGTTACGTCTTGATAGTAAGTTTCTGTACCCTTTTCGCGAATCGTGACTACTTTAGAGTCATAGTAATTGCCGGCTTTTAAGATGCTTACTGTCATTGTGACGGAAGTCGGCAAGCGATCGCCGTTATCTTTCATCTCGACCAAGCCTTTCACTCCCACCGTTACACGAACGCTTGAAACGTAAGGATCTGTTACTGTTCGAGTGATTGGTGTATCTTGCTTTACATCTGCATTGACTTGATTTGTCTTTTCAACAACATCGAATTCAGGCAGATAGACTTGGTCTTGATCCCCATCATTAATCGCTAATTCAAAACCTTTAAAGTTGAAATCGCCGTTCTCTGATTGCACCGGCGTATCATTGAAGAATGTGCTTTTAAAGGGATGTGTATCGCCGTTCGCAAATCCTTCCACTGGACCTTCGCTTAACACATCTAAAATCTTAACGATCTGCTTTGAATAGAGCGTGTTCGGCGCTTCATACGGTGTATGAGCAGAACCGCCTTTTTTCTTACCACCCATATTATCTCCTACACTACTTTATAGTTGCGTGCTTTGACACTATCGTTATTAAAATCAGTCGGATAGAGATTACCGTTAGGATCTCTTGCCGCTCTTCCTCTAAAATATTCTCGATCAAACGCTTCAATCTGCCCTGCGATCGGATTCTTTGGTTTTTCGTTGGGATTGTTTCTTACTGCAATAACACCCTCCGATACGCGAATGCTTCCGCAGTAGAATGTGCCGTAGCAAATGGGATAAACGGCATTGTGCGCTATGTTATTCCCTAAATTACCGAAATGAGCCGATTTGCCCTGCTCTTGGCTCTTCATGTCGCCGATCTTTGGCGGTTTAAAGAAGAGGCTCGATGCACCCATCACCATCAGTGCTACCCCTCCGGCAAACATCATTGATGTACCAAAAGCCCAAGTTCCGATAGGACCACTCATAAGTGCTGCACCTATTAGCAATGCACCTGTAACTACTTTTCCAACCCCTTTTCGTCCACCGACAACCGGCAAAATATGGATCGATTCTGTTGCATTGTGGATTCGATGAAGCTCTTCATCAGAGAGTTCTGAATTGCCGATTTTTAGCGTGAATTTGCCCTCGTTGATCTCTCTTTTGATATCTTCTCTCTGTGCAAAGAGAAGTCTTAGAGCGTCGCCCGTATCGAGCGCATCAAATGCAAAGCGCTCACCGAACTTTTTAAGCTTGCCGTGTAAGAAAATCTCTATCATATTGCTACCCCTAAATCATTGAGAATCCCCATGATTCTGCCTCTATTCCAATCCTTATGCCTCCAGACTGAATGGATGCGCTGTTGCATATACTCATCAAACTGATCTCTCCGCGATAAGCGCCCGATCTCATGATGAATCGCTTGATTGTTGCCGATATAGATCGCAACATGCGATGCGCCGTAGCCGTAATCGAGCAGTAATACATCGCCCTCCTCGATCGCTTGCTCTCTATCGACTGTGTGAAAGCCGTTCTTTCCGAGATTATTGAGAAACATCTTGCTATCTTTATCTCCTTCGATTGTCGATCTCGGGAAATCGGGAAGATCGATGCCGGCAAGATGATAAGCATCGCGCATTAACGTATAGCAATCTGAGTGACCGTACTTGAATTTTCGTCCCCTCAGTAGCGGTACAGGTCGATATTTATAGATCACCTCATTTGCGACGATCCACCACTCTATGTTTGTATCGATCTGGTGTTCACGATCAGCAGTTGAGAGATAGGGATTGCCATCGGGATGGCTGTGAATCAGTGCTTTTACATCTAATTCCATCCAATCTAAAGGATCGATCTCAAAGCTATTGGCTTTATCTTCTGCAATATTCTCAATCGGCACGAACTTACCGTTCTCCAATAAAAAACCGCAGGCCTCTTCAGGTTCTGCGGTCTTCATATACTCAATAATTGTCTTCTTCATATTATCTCTGCAATTTATCTGTTCCCGGTGCGACGCTGATCGGTAATGTTGCATCATCTCCAAATCTTGCTCGACATCCCTGCATTGTCTTACTGCACTCATCTTTCTTCATATCTGTTGTTGCATTGTCGTAGATATCTGCCACCGCTCCTCCGGTATAACTACACTCTCGTGAGCGATAATTCCACTGACAAACGCCGGCACGAACTTCACGGCCGCTTTGTAGGTGGTCCATCTCTGTCGGTAGTGATAATTCAAGCGTAATTGTCTCTACAGTCATACTCGCAATGCGATCTAAAACGTAGTAATAGATATCTTCTTGAAACGTTGATGCAGTGGGATTTCCATCAACAAAATTGACAGCATCAAGATAGCGCGCGCTTGTAACTCTTCTTGTCACGATTGCGCCTGTGATATCGCCCAAATCATTAATTAAGCCCATCACGAAGCCATCCAAATTTGAGAGCGTGAGTGTTGGACGCGGTGAAGCGCCCTCTCCCGTCAATTCAAAGCCCTCTCCGAGAATCGGGAATGCCTCGTACTCTTTGCCTTTCCACACCACATTTTCGTGCTTCTCGTTCATGCCGTTATGTAGCCGAATGATTCCGCCGTTGACATGCGTTAAATCGAACTCATAGAGAACAATCTCTGAGTCTTGCTCTAAATCTTCTAATGATCTAAGAAACTCGATATTACTCACTGAACAACCTCTCTAAATGTTGCACTCAATTCACTTGATTGAAAGTCGATATCGACTCTCGACCAATCTTCACAAACACAAAGTTTAAAGTCATCGCTACTTCTCTGTCTGTAATAGAACGACTTAACGCCGGCATGCTCTATTAAAAAGCGCTCGATCTCATCAATCACTGCAGAGCGCTCTCTAAATCGCACTGAATATGAGCTTAAATTGCTATTAAGCCCATCTACCGCTCTCTGCTCGTATCCATCGCCAAAGCTCACCCTTCTTACTCGCGGTTTTCGCTGTATTGATGACTCATTTAGCGTATGCCATTTAAAAGTTTTAATTTCTCGCAAGAATGCCTCCTGGTCTTAACTCTTTCACGATCACTTCGACAACTTTACCCTCGATCACTTTAGAGATCTGATTTCCGCCCGTCTCTTCATCTCGCTCCTCTACCGCGCCATCGCTAGTCACAACCACGCTTACCGTGCTATGAACAACAGGCGCTTGAGCATTAAGAGAGCCGTTCTCTTTTTGACGTGAGATATCATCTAAAATTGCATCAAGACGCGCAGAAGTATTCGCCGTAACAACTCGCTCGCCCTTTTCAAGTAGCCAAGTCCCCGTCTCAGGCACTTTATCAATACCGCTATGCGCCATACCTTTTAAGCCAGTTGCGGCGATAATCCCAGCATTGGCCAAGCCGATACCTGTGATCATTTTTGATAATGCAATCCCTGCTGGCCCCGGCATAACAGCTAGAGCTTTTGCTCCGGCCTCTTGCGCTGAAATGATCGCATTTGCGAAAGCTGCTGCTTTATTCGCTAGGAACATCGCTTTATAGATTCCACTTGCTTCCATTCCTGCCGCTTCAAGCGCGGACAAAGATTCCGCGGATAGATTTTGACCGATGTTAAGTAGCTCTTGGCTCATTTCACCTTCATATTGCGCTCTACGTTCGCGATACTGTCTTTCTATCTCTTCTTTACGAGCGATCGATTCTGCTAGTGCGCTCTCTTCATCACCATATGCCTGTTGAATCTTCTGTAATTGCTCCTCTCTCCATTGATCGAGTTCTGAGATATTTTCATTGATACGCGCCAATTGCGCCGTCAATGTGCTTCCAGATCCGTCGAACCCCGGAAGATCGACGCTCATAGACTCATAAGCTGCACGACGAACTGCTAACATATCTTCTTCAGACGCGCCATATTGACGGAGAATGTCGAGGTTTTTTTGAAGCTCTTGCCCTCTCCTCTCTTCATCTGAGAGCGTTGAATTCATAATACGCTGATATTCTTTAGCGATATCAACACCTTTAGATTTCGATTTATTCGTTTTTAGGCTCGCTTTATGATTCTCTAACGCTAGATCTTTCTCAGCATACAAAGCTCTAAGCTCTTCAACCTGCTTTTCTGTAAAGTCTTTATACTTATCTGTATTGATTAACTCATAATCAAATACTGCAACATTACTGCTTAAGCCGATCCTTCCAATCTCATCTTCAATTTTGGATCTCATCTCTTCAAAGCGATCAATAATATTGCTTGTGCTTGCTGTTGCACTGTTCGCTAAACTTGATAGATGACCATCTAATATTGCTATCGCTTCTGACGCTTTATTGATAGCGCCCGTTGTATCATCAATCTCGCCTTTTACATCTTGTTGCTTTCTCTCCCACTCTTGGAGCTTCTGGTAGATCGCTTCGTAATGCTCAGTTGAGAGATTCTCTGTCGCTAATCGTGTACTTAGAGTAACAATTGCATCATCTGCTCTTGATAGCTCCTCTTCTAGCTCTTTTAGCTCTTTTTCTAGCTCTCTAATATCATCATTAAATGAGTTCTTCGAGCGTATTGCTTGATTCTCTGTTAATGTTTTGATGTTTTGCGAAAGACCATAGATTTTTGCATCAAGCTCTTCAATATTCGTCACTGCCTTACTTGCGGAAGTTCCGAACATCATCAAGCTACTTGCTGCAATAGCAAGAATACCAACTGGGCCTCCCAATGCATTCATTGCTAAAGATGCACTTCTTGCAGCTGCTCCCATTGCTGTTAAGCCTACCGCTGTACTTTTAGAGATTCCGGCCATTGATGCCAATGTTGCCTGATATCTTAACGCCTCCCTCGTAGATGTGACAAAAGATGCGGCAGAAGCATAAAGAGCGGCAACAAGCCTGCCAAGCAAGACAAGCGCCAATCCTTTTGCGGAAGTCACGGCAATATCAAAACCTTTTTTAATACCGTTTAAAGCATTTTGAATATCATCAGCAGAGATACTATTGATAAACCTCTCGAGAGGCGGAAGCAGATCTTCTAAGATACTGAATGAAACATTACTAAAAGCCTGCTTCAAATTCCCCATTTGAGTTAAGATCGAATCAGCGGATTGTGCAAATTCAGTTGAGTAGACATAACCCAATTTCTCTGCATTTTCTCTTGCTCTATCGATCTCTTCTGATTGCATCATAAAGAGGGGTACAAGCTGTCTTGCTGAATCTCCTGCAAGGTCTTGTGCAGCAGTTAATCGTTCTGCTTGTGTTTCTAACTGCTTCATAGATTCGCCGATCGCTTTTATTCGCTCATGAAGCGGTAAATCTAAGAGTGCCTTGGCACTTAAACCAAGTCGATCTAATGTTGCAATAGCGGGACCAGTTCCATTTTTTGCCGCCCCTAATCGCCTTGTAAGTCGCATCATAGAGGCATCAAAAGACTCGATACTAACGCCCGTTTGCTCTGCAACAAATCGCATTGCAGTAAGATCTTCCACCGCAACATCAATCCTACTAGCGAAAGTAGCGGTATTAGCTGCCGCTTGTGCTGCGCCATGAATCCATCCAGTGAAAGCATTAGCAGATAAACCCACCCCCAAGACGGCCGCAAACTTCTTAATATTGCTTCCTACCGCATTTAACTTATCGTCAATACCTTGAATGCTTCTCTGTATTTCTCGGGAATTTCTATCTGCATTTCTTGATGCCTCATTTAAACCGCTTGTAAATCGACCGACTTCTGCCACCAAATCAAGCGTTAATGATCCTAAATTACTCATTGGCTGTACCTATCTTATTAAAGAGATTTCTGATTTTTTCTGCTTGGCTTTCGGGCTTCGTCTGATTTCCCCTCTTACTCGACATCTCGTACGGCATATAATTTGAAAGAGGAACTTTCTCTTTACTATTAGCGCTTACCCAAAGAGCAGTGAAGAGTCCGACGGTTTGCTCAATCTTACGAGAAATATTCATTGTTCCTCGCTTGTTAAGATATCTAAGCCACATTAACCCCTCTTCATTAGAGATGTTTCTCTTTGCTTCTTCTACTGTTTTTCCGCCGATTCCGTTAATAACGAGTTCGCACCAGAATTCATCTTCATGAGTAAGTTCCCGTAAATCTTTCCCAAATTGTTCTCCTCCACAATTACTTCATGTAGAGCGATTACGACATCCGCCGGCACTACTTTTACATCATCACCGAGCAATTGCGCTTCGGTGAAAATAGGATTGCCTTCTTTATCGACATAACAGTGAGCAACACGCTTTGCTATCAACTCATTACCCCCGACAGCATTGCCTTTCTCATCTTTCGCATCAAAAACAAGAGAGAAAGGAAGCTTTCTTAAATAAACATCAACACTCGCATTTGATCCACCCTCACCAATGGGTAATTCAATTGTTTTTTGTTGTGCATCACTTACCAAGACATCTGCTAAATTCATTTAATAAACTCCAAAAAGAAGCCCCTTTCGGGGCTAAATTAATCTTCATATGAGGGGAAGCTTGTTGTTTCAACACCATCTTCTGGCCAAACGAATCCACCTTCACCAGAAACCTGAATATTGATGTTAACTGCCACGGCAGAATCATCATTAATGACCGGAGGAAACGACTTTACAGAACCATCAAAAACAAACCATGTCCGACCTTTCGGCAGATCGAAATCATCACCTTCTAGCATTGCATCTTGACCAAAGCCATCATCTAGCCCGATCGCAAATTTAACTTTCTGATCCGTTTTATAAAAATGCTCTAAGTTTCGATGCCCTTTATTGCCCTTTCGTAAATAAATGCTAAAAGAGGCAGTTCCGGGATCTAAAAGTCCGTTCATCGATCTTTTCGCTTTATCTTCTAGCGTTGTGATAGGAATTTCATTTTTAGTTGCTTCTCCCGGCGTTAATCCGTGAACGCCATCAACTTTAAAGACAATCTTTTGCCCCTCGCTATCTTCTCCAAGCGCATAAAGTTGCGTCCCTTGTGTCCAAATTTCTTCGTGCTTACTCATATCTATTTCCTTTTAAAACACTCATATCAATCGTGCGACGATACATCTTTGTATCAACATCAAAAAAAGGGCCATTCCTCGCCAAAACAAGCCCTTTCCCGTTCATCTCTTTCTCTAAGTTGTCACTTATAACAAATGCCACCTCCTCTTGTTGCGCGTAAACATCAAACTGCAACCTTACTTTCGATATTTCGCTACGATAATCTATTGTCTGGAGCGGAACATCGCTAATAATCTGCCACGTTATGTAATTAGCCCCTCTTTTTGTTTGTGCCGTTCCCGCACTATGAAACGGTACGCCCATTTTTTTTGATACTTCATAGATCAAATGATTCATTTTATTGCTCGCATAAAAAAAGCCCGTAAACACGGGCTTTAGATGAAGTTAAGTATTATCTATTCTTTATACCGATGAGCATAAGTCCATCTTCAGTAGTCACGCACTGCGCCTCCTGTGGAAGCTCTGCGCCAAGCGCATTTTTAGCAGTAAAAGCGATATGAACATACATAATGCCGTCAATCTCTCTGGCTTCGCTATATTTCACACTGTACGTTGAGGGGTAATTTAGTTTCTTCTGTATCAAGTTACCGCAAGCAACTACTAATGAGTTTTTCATTCGTTGCTCTCTTCTCTTTTCTTCTTTAGCAGCTATTTCCTCTTCTGTCGGCTTCATATACTGATAAACAGCTACACCACCACCGACAACTACAACTGCAAATAAAATTAAAATAATAGAGAAGAACGATCTCATAACAGAGTTTGATTTCTCCGCATCTTTCCTTCTTGCTTCTTGCTCTAAAATGCTTTTCGGTCTTTCTGGTTTTTTCACGATAGCCTCCTACAATCTATATATAGAAGTATCGCTTATTCTGTTTACTATTTCATTAATTTGTCTAACTGCTTTTTATAAGCCTCTACAAACTTATCAATAGCCTCTTTCTGTTTTGTATCGATCGCTGGCCTCATAAAAGGTTTTGCCGTCATCTTCGCCGTTCCAAATTCCAAAAAGCGCCAATAGAACGTATCGCCGCCCCTTCCTTTCTTTTTAGGATCTTTTTTAGCGCCGCCTAGTATGCCGACTTTGAACGCCGGATTACCTGTTTTGCGGAACGTTTTGCGATCCCACCTCACAACCACATTATCTGCAATGCGCTCTGGAGTATTGGGATCATCTAGCCTTTCCGCCCGCTCTTTCGCTTCTTTGCGAATCACATTCGCTGCACTTCTCAATGCAGAGCGACCTCCTTTATTGATCATGTCATCGCTAACACTCTTGAGCTTCTCTTTCAGCTCCTTCATTCCTGTTATTCGTGATCGAGTGATTTTGCTCATGATTATCTTCCTTAAATTGAACTCTCCGGAAATTCCGGATAGTTGCTCAATCTGTTAAACCTTCGTTTACAAAGAGTGTTAACCACTCCATGCCGGATCGATTATCCGGCACTACTGCTTCTATCTCATAGACTTTATTGCGGTAGATAACGCGCATCTTTGCGTCGATATTGTCATCATAGCGAACTTGAATGCGCGCACTCACTTGCGACAACTCTGCACCGCTTGCCACTAGCTCTTTTCCACTTAAAAACGAGAATGAGGCGGGCACATTGGTACGATAATCGACCCATTCTGTTTTATTGAATGGACCATCAATCTCTTCAATACGCTGTATTGTGATGCGGTGTCTTAATTTTCTTGAAATCATAATCCTAAGTTTCTTCTGAATGTTCCGCAAATGCCTCTAATCGCCCTCATGAGCTTCTCTTGGTCGTCCGGCATTGCTTCATATAAAAACTGAACATAGAGCAAAACTGCCGGCTCTAACTCTTCTCGATGATGAGATATTGATGTTTTAAACTCGACAGTGTCACCAATATTCGCATTAACATACCCCCCTTTCATCTCATGCCCTGATGTGATTTTTGCAGGATAGAGCGGTATTGATTTTCTGAGATCGCCCTCTTCGATTATCCATTCATATTCTGTTGTAGAGAGAGACCATCCGGTTAATGCTTCAATCTGCTTTATTCCTGCTTTCAGATAGCCTTCTAACAGATTGTCGTCTGCATCGTGATCTATTCTCAGATGCTCTTTCACTCGTTCGAGGGTTACAGCAATTCTCTCTGGAACATCTTTCGCTATCAACATATAACGAATCCTTTAACATTTTATTCTTCATATAAAAACTTCATATAAAAGAAAAGGGGCTTTCGCCCCTTATCCTCATTACCCTTTGATTGCTTCTACCAGTTTATTAAAAGCTGCTACAACATCTGCAACTTTCGCATTGTCTGGAAGCGGTTCTAACGCTGATTTAATATTCTCAGCATGCAGTGAATGATCTTTCACTAAAGAGCCAACTGTTGTCTGGAGCGCTTCAATTTCATCGTAAGCACGATCAAGCCCCTCTTCAATGCGATTCATGTCACTTGCACCGGGGAGTTTATCAACCCCGGCAACCCACTCTTTCTTCTCATATTTCTTTTCTTGAGACATATTTACCCCTTTATTAAGGCCCAATTGAACCATCGCCCGATTCACCTGCGCTTCCGTCAAAAGAACCTTTAACGAACGCCTCTGGACGATAGACTGCAAGCGCGCCACGCTCTTCCGCAAGAATGGTCGCCTTGTTATGCGTGAAGTTATCGCTATGCTCGTAAGAGATAGCAACAGTTGCATCCCAGCGATCAAAGTAGGTCGCACCGAGTTTAAATGCACCTGCTAAGAACTGATTAACACCCATGCTTTGCGTCTGTACGACCGGCTTACCCCAAAGTGAAGTGATTCCCAAGCCTGTCGGATTACCGATGATGTAACGACCTTCGCCATCTTTTGCTAACTCAATAATAGAAGCATCAATCGGATTTAGTACAAGTCCGTCAACCGGGTATTCCGCTAAGAACGCTTGTAGAATCGCTAAGCGAAGCGTATCGAGATAAGTGACATCTTTCACTTTATCTGTCGGTGCTTTGTATTGAGACGCTTGCGTCATGATCCCGTTCATCTCTCCGCTCTCTCGGCCCTTACCGAAGAGAATTTGTTTCTCTCTTTTAGCAAGAAGACCGTAGCGTAATCGAGTATCGATCAATGTCTGCAATTGTGAAGCATCTGACAATGCTTGGCGTGATGCATTGATGTGATGTGCTATTACAACTGCATCTTCCACACAGTCTTTAAATGTGATGAAGCTTTCCGGCTTCTCCTCACCTTCTTTGACCACTGCTGCATTATTTTCAAACCCAAGCTCTTGCGTGAAGTAGATCGACTCAATGCTCATGCTGCCGTGACTCAATAAGTCATAGATCAGTAATTCAGGCTGAGGAAGATCAACATGCCCAACATATTCCGGTCGATGTAATACGCCCGCACTATTTTCACCGCTGTTTGTGATCGATTTCACACCAACTTTAAGATTGTCACCGCGCGACCAATTCGATTTACCCTTGAACTCGGCACTTTCAGTCACCAATTGGCCGGCCGTCTTCAATTGCTTAACTCCACCGGCATGCTCTCGATTTTCAATCGTTGAGATATGCTTTTTAAGCTCAGCAATCTGATCTGTAAGCTCATTCGTCTTGGTGATCGCTTCATCAGCTTTTTCTTTCATTTCAGAAGTGACTTTATCGTTATGCTCGTAACGACCTTTAATTTCTTCTGCAATCGCTTTAGTTTCATCAACTGATTTTTTGAACGATTCAGTGATTTGTAATAACTTCTCTTGTTCTGTCATTGTATTGACTCCTGTTTTATTGATTTAAAATACCCAAAACGCCATCCAAAACACTGACAGACTCACTCTGTTCTTTGTGTAACTTGCTCAAACCGTTGCCGGCGATTGCAGCAGCTTGAGTTTTTGAAAAGCCTGCCTCGCGCAGGAACTTCTCAAATTCTTTTAATGTGGGGAGTTCCCCCATCTCTAAACGTGATTTGACCGTAACAACTCTGGCATCTGTATTTGCCGGGAATGTCACGATACTTGTCTCGAAAAGATCTATTTCAGTAAGATTCCAAACCTCTTCATCTTTATCGACTTCACACTGCTTCAAGTAATATCCGATCGACAACCCTCGAACTGCCCCTGCTTTTAAGAGCGCATAAGCCTCTCTAGCTTGTACGACATCATCAATCAGCAGTTTTCCTTCCACATATAAGCCGTATTCATCTTCCCGAATCTCTTCAAATGTGCCTATGGGCTTGGTGGAATCGTGTTGCCATAGAATCGGCAATTTATCGCCCGACCCTTTCAGACGCGCAATACTCTTCTCAAATGCACCCTTTTTGACAACATCGCGGTAGCTATCAACAACATCAAAGACTGATGCATAGCCCGTAAATGTTCCATCATCGCTTACGCTTTTAATCTGAAATTCAACATTAAGCGTCTTTCTGTTCATTGCTTTCCCTCTTGTCTATATCTTGCATCTGCATCTGCACTGTCAAAGTATCTCCGCCGGCAATAGGTGGTCGATCTTCAAGAGCTCTCACTTCATTTCTTGTTAGATAGCCGTTATTCACGCCTGCCGTGTAAAAAGCAGATCTTCCCGCACTATCAGCCCTCAATAATCCTTCTACACTGAATTTAGCGCTATATTTCTTACGATCAGTCGGCGATAAGAGACAGCGCTTAATCTCCTGCTCGATCGATACAAGAATCGGCGTTAGTGAGTAAGTGAGAAAACCTAGATTTGTCTGCTCTAAGCTTGATGCCCAAGAACTTGCTTTATCTGTATGACCAATAAGCGTTGGCGGAACGCCAAAAGCCCGGCAGATCTCTTCTATGCCAAAGTGTCTGGATTCGAGTAACTGCGCATCGCTTGGCTTTATACTGATCCCCGATGTTGAGACAGGCTTCATTCCAGCCTCCAAAACCATCCATTTACCGCTGTTTTCCGGCCGACTGAATTCTCCAAGCCAGTTTCTGAGCTTGATTCTCTGTTCATCACTCAATGTCTGTTGACCTGAGTCGATAAAACCGCCGGCTTTCATGCCGTTTTTGAATTCTGTACTCGCTGCATTGTTTGCGTCGTTTTGAAAGCCGATCGTTTCTGCAAAATACTCAATTGCAGATAGACCGATGTAGCCATCGAGCGTTAATCCTCGAATGTGCATCACATCATCACTCTTCATCTCTTTAGAGTCATATTTATACGATAGCTTCCCGCCTTCCCGTGCAACTTCCATTTTTTCAGGATTGAGTAGCGTTAGAGATGCCACTTCATCTTCGTATCGTCCGATTTTGATATAGGCATTACCCCAAAGATCGATATTCGTGACAACTGCTTCCCAAAATTTTGATGCGATTACATCACTATTAGGGGCATCGTGCAGTATCGAATAGAGATGATGATCCTTTGCAAAATCAAAATTCTCTTTCAAATGAAGCGGAAGTGATCCGATCGTTTGTGATTTCAAGCGAACACATGCCCAAACCGCTGACAGCTTCATACTTTTATCAACAGTGACAACACTACCACTCGAACTCGTTGCAGAGCTGAATGATTGTGTTTTTTCGCCCTCATCTAAGCGATTTTTGCCCCTCATTCTCTGCCAGAGTCTTGTCCAAAACCCGGCATCTTGTTTTATTTCTGCCATTATGCAATCACCAAATTATTAAGAAAATCATCCACATCAAAATGCTTACTTGCTGGGTTTAATGACATCAAGCTTGCTGCGTTAAACGTTGCTATTAGCGGGTCAATCTTTGACTTACCACTCGACTGTTTCGTTATCAGCGCATTATTTCCACTCACTGTTACACGCGCATTACCTACACACCAAGCCATCATTCTTTGACTAGCATGTAGTAGTGACCCTTCTGCTAATTTCCGCTCAGTTGTTTGAACGTATCCTGCAAGCTTGTACCCTTGAGCAACACCTACAATCTTCTCCTCATCAACACCAGCCTCAATAATTCCATCAATCAAGCCCCCAACCATCAAGGGGTCAAGCCCTATTCGATCAAGCTTTCCTGACTTGTCCACCTGAGCGCAGATCTTGCCGAACTCTTCACAATCAACACCTGATTGTTCAATAATTCGTAAATCACCGTCTTTTTCATAGTCTCTAAGCTGTTCTGCAATCTGCTTCCGTAGCTC